CGTGTCCAGTATCCATTGATGCGTCTCGCTTGGCGTGTGTGGGGCATGGGTGCAAGAAATAGCAGCAATTTTCGCAACCTCGTGGCCCATTTCAACACTTCCATCTCCGTCGCGCGGCACAGATACGCTTCTTTGGAGTTTTGGAACAACTAATACCATGCATCCGCATCTGGCCTGCGGACCTTGAACAGTACGACTTCTTACGCTTACCACCGCCCGGTTGCGGTGCTTTGAGTTTGCTTCCGGTGGCACGGTTGTACTTGGCTCGACCCTTAGCGGTTAGACCAGCACCCCGTGATGCAGACAACTTCTCGCCACGTTTGACGGAGAGGGAGACTGCTTTCTTTCGTGTCTTCTTCTTTGCCATCAAGATGGGTCCGGTATGTTGCCGTTAGGGAAGAAGTTCAGGCCGCCATACGAGGTGGTGCGACCACGGACAGCCATGGGCAGAGGCCCGTAGTTGGGCTGCTCAACACCGTCACGACGCATGGCTTCTTGCAGCAGGGGGGAAGCGTCAACCATTGCCACCCGTTGCAGGGTGTCACCCACTTCGCCACCTTCAGCAAAGGCTCGGACGTACTCCAAGTAAAGAGCCTCGCAATGGGACTCGACTGGAATAAACTTGGTGGTTGAAGCAGACTCACCAACGTCAGCACTTGTAACCTCAACAAACTCTGCTCGATACCGAATAGACAGGGCCGCTGATTCTGGTGCGCTTGGTGCTGGATAAATATCAAGTCGCCGTGCTGGCTGAGTGTTGTCGGTTGGTTTGGCACGAGACAGTGTGACGTAGAACACCGCGTCGGTGATGGTCAGGTTGTCGGACTCAAAGCGAGAGAACGCCTCTGGTGAAATCAAGAACACACGGCGGAAGGTGTTGCCGTTGGGGAACACGTTGAGGATTGTGCCAACATCATCAGGCAAGGCAACAAAGTTGTTTGCTGTAAAGTCAAGGTTGGCAGCAGTACGCTCACGCCAGTTCCAAGCGTGGCTGTAAAGGTGATGGCCCGCAAAGTTGAGAATCTGTGCAACTCGTTGCGGCACAGTAAGCCCGGTCGCGGTAGAGGGATCTCCACCACAAGCGAGCAATACATGGGCCTTAGCGTCAGCGTAGGTAAGTGCCATGGGAAGAGGAGAAGGGGGCGGTAGCCCCCCTCTCCCATGTGATCAAAAGATCAGGATTGGGTATGTTCGACGATACCGAATCCATTAATGCCATCAAACAACACTGGGTGCAAAGCACCATCAGTAACTGCTTGGAAAGCACTGACTGCGATTACTCGCAGACCACCGTCTGCATCAGCAGGCGGGTTCAATGTAGCGGCGTGCAAAGCACCAGCAGCATCGCAAGTAAGAGGGGTTCCGATTGCTACGGACCCGCCACCCAAGGCTTCAACCCGACCCTTGAGTCGGAATTGTCCCTTAGATCCACTTGAAATGTCTTCCAGTGCAACACCGAAGAATTTGAAATCACCAGCCGCGCCAACTTCAGCGTCGGCAACGACAGCAACGTCGGCAGCATCGAAAATTTCAAATGCTGCTTCGGTTGAAGTGGTGTTCAAAGTCAACTTGCAAACTTGGCCCTTGGTAATAGCCGCGTCCGCAACAAGAACTACGTCCTCGTTGGCAAAGGATGCGCCGAGAGGACCCTGTGTAGGAGTAATACTAACCATAGTAAGTGTCCTTTCCTATTAGGCCGTAATCATCGGCGCGAGAATGCCGTGACGTTGACGAGAGTTAGCAACCACGTTGTACCACGAGTCCGTGATCTGAACGTGAGTGAACGGTTGATTTGGGTGCTGCATGGTTGGGTGCTTCTCCATGTATCGAGAGGCGTGCAGAACCGGGGTGAGGTAGTCACCGTTGATGAAGTAGTAGCGTGCGCCGGGGTTGATGACGTTGGTTGCCAACTCGGTGGTTCCTTCGTTGGGGTCCAAGGAGGCATCGTCGTACTCTGCGATGGTGTGAACACCAGCAGGGTCAGCGGAAGTGGCGTGCTTAGGGAAAATCTTGGCTGAGTCAAGTTCAGCACAGTAAGTCAACGGAATGCCGGAGTACGCAGGGTTGTTGTACGCAGCATCAGTTGGGCTGACCAAGCGGTCGTTTTCCGAACGAAGTGCTTGCTTGTAAAGGTTCACACCTTCACGGGAGCAAAGAATCTTCTGACGGTTGAACACGATGTTTTCAAAGTATTGTTCAAACGAGGCTGGTGGACGGTACTGAAGACGCAAGAACATTTCGTCAAACGAATTCAAGAAGCCGTACACGTTGATTGCAGCAAACTCGTTGAGGGCTGCGCCGTCAGCGGAGAAAGTGCCAGCAGTGGTGTTGTCTTGGATGATCTTCTGCTGGTTGAAGGAAGCAGCAGTTCCGCCAATAGCACCAGAGTTGATACCCAAAGCAGAGTTTGCATCGTAGAACACAACTTCGTTGGTCCAGCGATCATTGCTGCCGGGGGCGATTCCCAAGATGGTGGTGTTGGTTCCACCGACAACGCCGTGTTCGGCAGTGTCTGAACAGATAGGCATACCACCACGGAGACCAGCAGCCCCACCACCGTCGAGGGAGGTTTGGACACAGTTCTCAGTGATAAATGCTGGGATGGAGTATGGAGTCTTGCCAGTGGAAGATTCCATGTCGTTGAAGGAAGTGCCTTGTGTAGGCTTGAACAAACCTTCTTCCATACCGTTGACCATGGAGGTCACCATTCGCTGCTCTTTGGATCGCTTGAGATCCTTGTAGACAGTCTTGGTGGCTTCACGGGTCAACCCACCACCGACGTTGAGTTCGATCTCAGCATCAGTGAAAGTCATGTGGTCCATCGAGAAACGCCAGTTGGCGGTGATGTCGGACAGGACTTGTGGGTTTGAGTATGTGAAAGTTTCGTTCGGCTGGTAATACTGGAACGTGGAGGAATCATCGAGCATCAAAACATCTTTGATCTCTTTGCCACCTTGGATGGCTTGATTCTTTTCACGAACCAAATCGCCGAACAGGTAATTACGCTTCACCGCTTCATTGATAAGGACATCGGGTCCGGTCAGATATACCGGGCCAGTTGCGTCCATGAAGTCGAGGAAGTTGCGAATGGATGTAGCCATTTTTATTTCCTGCTTTCGTGCAAAAGGCCCCCGCTAGGGAGGCAGTCGTTATCGTCGCATCGCTGCACGTTTGGCATCATCGAGCGTTCCACCATTCAAAATGATTTCTAACGCTGCATCATCGGCTTCGTCAGGAGATGTCGGACGTTCTGTCCGAGTCACTGCCCGAGGTGGGGTAGAAGGTTGACCAGAGGGGCCGGGATTCACCGGAGTTGGAAGGTCGCCCATCACATCACCTACCGCTTTTGATACCAAACTAGCGATGTCATTGAATTCACCCGGAGACTTCTCGTTGATCTCGGTCATCCGCTGCACGACTTGCACTCTTTCCTGATCAGTAACCCCGTCAAAGGGTGTGAGTGCCTGTTCGATTCGCAGAGTCGTGATCTCACCGATCAGTTGCTCCACAACATTCCTTGGAGGTTGAGTTTGAACCTGCTCCGGCGTGGTTTCCGGGGCTGCTTCGCCTTCTTCCGCTTCGGATTGAGAGACTTCGGTGGTTCCGTCGCCTTGAGGTGCGCTGCTTTGTTCCGCAGACCGCGTGTCACTTTCGGGTTGGTTGCCCTGAGATGCGACTTTCTCTTCCAAACTACGCATACGCTCGGCGTATCCGTCTACATTCCCTTGGATTTCAAGAAGTTGGTCAGCCCAAGCGATAAGTTGCGCCGGATCTTCACCAAACTTCTCGATGACGCTTTCAGGGACCTTCGCTCGACGTAACGCACGCTGGCGTTCGGGTGTCAAGGTCGGGTCACTAGCAGCCTCGTCCGAGGATTCAGTCATTGTACGCACGGATTCACGGATTTGTTCAGTCCGTTCTTCGCGTGACTCTAGGATTTTGTCCAATACCGCGTCTTCTTCCTGCGTAAACTCTGGAGTTGCAGGGGTTTCGGTGGGTTCTGTGGCTTCGTTGGTTGTTTCTTCGCTCATTAGTCCCGCTTCAGGCCGTACCGGCCCATGATTTCCCGCTCGTGACGGCGGCTTGTGATGATGGGTTGCCCCTTCTTGTTAGTCTCACAGCCCGCCAAGTTCTTCGGCATGCTGCGAGAGACGTATGGGTACTTGTGGGTGACGGTCTCGACCTCGGCTGACACCTGATAGTCGGACACGAGTCGTGTGTAGTTCTCACCTTCGACGTTTACGACCTCGCCAATGCTGGGAACCTTGCTCATCAGGTAGAACATCTCCACGATTTTGCCGTCAGATTCGCGTTTGAAGTCGTATGAGGGCATTAGAAGCCACCACTTTCACCTGCGGCACGCTGTTGGTTGCGTGCTTCTGTACCTGCATCGGCTGGACCACGCTGCATTCTTGAGCGAGCAGCCGCTTGCTTCTGCTCCACGTTAGCCTGAGCCTGCTCTTGCTGCATCTGCATCTGCTGTTGCTGCATTTGTTGCGCCTGCTCGGTCATACGCTTAAGTTCATCGAGGTTCAGGATGTCCGCCATGTCAGGCATGTTGAGTGCATCACCCACCACGGACATCATTCGCTGCCAGTCAATGAACGGCATCTGCGTAGCCTGCTGCCCGATGTTGCCAATGATCTGCATCAATTCAACGGCACGGCGTTGTTGCAAGGCTTCGGAGGTTCGCTCCATTGAGTACGCCTGAACATCAAGCGTCAACTCAGACAAATCAACGCCCAGTTCTGTGCCGGGCATTTTTGCAGGCATGCCCTCTTCAACAGCCTCACGACCCATAGGCAGTTCGGTGGTGTCGTTGATGACGTACCACGCCGCCTTGTAGGCCATGGAGTTGACGGCTTCAGCAAACTGTCGCTGAATGTATGCGAGTCGAAGACCGGATGAGGCTGATGCGGCTGATACTTCCGTTGCTGTGGCATCGCCAGATACCGATCCTCGAATCACTTCTGACATGCCCGTGAGCCGGTCAAGGCGGGCGGACATGATGTTCTGGTAGGCCATCTGCTGTTGAGTCACGCCACCGATTTCCATGGGAACCACGCGGTCGCGGTCCAAGTTTTCAGTGGGGACAACAAACAAGTCAGGGGTAGACGCAATGTCTTGGGCCATCTTGGTTCCGCGTGAGTCAACCGCAATCAATCGGCGGTAAGCACCAGCGGAGTAGGACATGGTCTTGGCGTGATCGTTGGCTTCCTCGATCAGCGGCAACGCCATGGTCATAGGGCTAAGTGGGTAAACGTCAGACGGAACCTCGTATGCACCGACCATGGTGTACGGGCCGCAGGCGGGTCCGTAGTACGGGATTGGCTCACCGACCATGACGATGTCGTTCTCGGCACTCATGGCAAACTTCAGCAGCCCGCCGTGGTGAACGCCGTCTTCCGCACCCTCGATTTCCAGTTCAGGACACCAAACCTCCATCATGATGGTCTGGTCACGTTCTGGCAAATCTTTTACGGAAGTTCTAAACTTCTCGCGGTATGTGTCGTATGAACTCTTGAGTTCCTGCACGACTTCAAGATCCAACTTATTTTCAGGATCTTCCGCCATAGCAACGAGGTCTTCGATGTCGATGGGGTACTCATGACCGAAGTAGCGGGCTTCACGATGTGACTCCGCTGACGGATCGACAAAGAAGTTCTCGGGTGCAATTCGATACACCCGTGGCATCAGACCAGCCCCGCCCATGTCAATGCGGCGAAGGTGCTTCACTGGTTCTGGGGTGACCAAGCCAACACCCCAAAGCAAGCACATATCAGTTGCAAGTTCTTGCAGTGTCGGACGCAAGGCAGACCGCTTGGACCATTGGTTCAGCATCAACTCCAACGCTCTGGCACGACGATCCTGTTGGGGGTCATCAGCCGTAACGTGGATACGGGGGTAGTCGTAGGCAACACGGGGAAGAACCAGCGACACATACTGGCCCACGATGTTCTCAATGTCAGCACCCTCGACGTAGTTCTCGTGTCGGTAGGCAGGTCCGGTAAACCGTTCCTTCATGGCCTTCCAGTGCATCAGGTGTTTGTCCCGCCAGTTGCGAGCAGCACTGACCTCCTGACGGAATGTCTCATCAATCCGAAGCACGTTTACCTCTAGGCTTTCTGGCGGGGGCCTTCTTTGGCGGCTTGTAATCCACTGGCTCAATCGGCTCAGTGTTCTCTTCGATCAAGGCTCGGTGCAGAACCAACGGCGGTTCAATCATTGCATCCAGCCAATCACACAACGCCGGTGTGTCATCTATCGGCACTTCGATCTGATTTCGTGAAAGAACATCTGCGGCATCTGGACTGAGGTGGACCACAGCACCAGTGGGCTTGATCTCAACAGCAGAGATAGCAGCCAAGGGCAGATAACAATTCATCACGCGAAGCATTGCCATGATCAGACTGTACGGTCTATTCTTCTCTTTTGTTCTCTTATCTTCTCTAGGTCGCTTTTGTGCGTGACATCTGTCACGGTTACAGTAGTTCGTCCATGTTTAGCATGCTTCCGAGACTAAAGTCAGGCAGCCCGTAGTTGGGGTCTGGGCGTTCAGCGTCTGGGTTGGCATCGTCGAGCAGCATCACTGCCCCGGCGAAAGCAACAACCCGGTCACCGTGGGCTTCTCTCGCACCGGATGAAGCATCAACCTCCAACCGGGCGGGACCCAAAGCCCCGTCCTTGTAAACCACCGTCGAATCCAGTTCGTCAATAATCTCTTCGTCGGGACACACGATTGTGTCATCAGCCAATGCACGGGCAAGGTCAGCAAACAGGACCCGCTTGGTCACCCGCGTGGATGTCCAGCCTACCCGTTTGGTACGGGTCTCGACTCGCTGGCCCAATCGTTTGTGGTGAAAGATATTGAACCATCGCAGGCGTTCAAAGTCGTGGTGCATGGAGGACCCCGGCCCGTTGACTTCCCAGCCGATCAGCATGTCCGACCGGCCCCTAGCCCATGAACGGGCAGCCATGACGATCTCTCGGGACAGGTCGTAGGGGGGGCAGGTGGGGTCAACGTATGTGGCAACCACCTCTCTCAGGTTGGTATCCATCATCACGATGCAGGCGTTTGCTGATCCAGTGCCGTAGGCAGGGTCCATAAACGCGACCAGATTGGAGTTCTCATCCGGCTCCATGAAGATTCGCCAGTGTCCAGTTGGCGAGTCCACCAGTTTGCCGTCCACCACGTTGCATCGTCGGGGCTTCTGGATGTGCTGGCGTTGACGTTCGGTGTCCACCACGGGGAAGAACCCGCGACCTTGGGACGAAGGCAGAGCAAGCACGTTCTCACGAAGGTCATGCACATCCCGTCGCTTCCGTTGCATTTCAAGCCATGGTGACCAGTAGTAACTTCTGCCGGGGTCCCCGGTGATTGAACCGTCTGGGTCGATTGTCCAAGACCCCCCCGCCGACTTTTGCGGGTCATCGACGTAGGTCAGAAGAATCGGGACAGGGGATTCGGTGCTTTTCGCAGTCTCCCAAAGCGTGTTGGTGAAGTAAGAACCCACCAAGTGAGTCGATACAGCCCACCGACTAGCCGCAGTATCAGCCGCAGACCGCCAGCCAGACTCGAACCGATCCTGTGAAGCGGCCTCATCAAAAACCACCACCGTCTTTCTCGCACCACGACCGATGTGGCTCGTCGTTGCTTCACCCGTAATCGCGTTCCCATCAGGATGCTCCAGAATACAGTGCCGTCTCCGCTTGCCACCGGCCTGCAAATCCTGCAACGGGCAGGGCAACCACTGGGGCGGGAGGTACTTGAGGACATGCTCGACCTTGGCGAACAGGGTATCAGGGTCACCAGACCGATCAACCAGAGCCTCAGTCCGTGAACACAGCAAGACATCCCACTTCTTGAACAGCCAGCCCCAAACCGATATGGCGGTGCTGATAACCGACACCCCCGTTTCCCGACTCTTGGCTACAGCGATGTCCTGACCAGACTCCACCGCCGCCACCATCTGGTAGATCATCTCAGCCTGAGCCTTCCACGGGATGAACGGCACAAGCGGATGCACCGCAGGCCGGTCCTCACCCGTCACCGGATCAACCTCCTTGACCCGCCGAGACCAAACCCCAAGAGTCATGAACGCCACGGGGTCCCCAGCGATCAACTCTTTCCACGCCGCAACGTCATTCGGCCCCCACCCAAAGTCCTCGGGAGCCTTGGCCCCAGACAGGACCGTACGGATGTTTGAGACCAAAGTGGTGTCCATACCCTCGTTTACTCCTGCTCGCTCTCAGGGAGGCTCTGAGGCCCGGCATCGTCACGCTGCATGCCCAGCCTGCTCGACCAAACAGATATCGCCTGCTGAACCTGCTTGGCCTCAACCCCAACACCCATAAGTGGACCCCCGTTGGGACCCGACAACTCAACACGCTCCACCCGAGGCAGCCTTGCCCGGAGCCATACCTCCGCCGCCCGAATCCGGTTCCGCTC